ACGCCATTAAGCAAATGGACCGCGCCGCGGAAGAAGCGCCTGCGATGACCGCCGCCCCCGAAGCCGGCTAATCATAAGGTGAAGAATGAATGTTGTCGGCTTAGGTAATGCAGGCTGTAATATAGCTGAAAGTTTCTCTCGCTTCCCACAATATGAAGTTATCTTGTTAGACTCTGAGAAACGAGAAGGTAACTTCAAACTTATAAAGAAGCAAAAGAGCCATGAAGATTACGAGGCTAATTGTCCGTCTTTTAAAGCTTTCTTTAAGAAAACTTCCGGGCCTTATCTTTTTGTTGTTTGCGGCAGTGGTAAGATATCTGGCGCATCCTTAAGGGTTTTGCAAGACATTAACTCTGAAGAAGTTAGTGTATTATACGTAAAGCCAGATACAAGTTTGCTGTCAGAAGTTGAAAAGAAGAGAGAAAGAGTTGTGTTCCATGTCTTACAACAATATTGTCGTTCTGGTCTTTTAACAGATATGTGCGTTGTACACAATAAGAATCTGGAAGACATTTTACAAAATGTGCCTGTTATTGGTTACTACGACAAGTTAAATGATTTGGTGATCAATACTTATCACATGATTAAGGTTTTAGAGAACGGTAAGCCTGAAATGTCAAATTTTTCCGATCTTGTCGAAACAGCGCGCATATGGACGATGGGCCTAGTTGATTTTGAAACAGGCGAAGAAAAGTTATTTTATGACTTGACTTTCTCCAGAGAGATGCTATACTATTATTCGATCCAAAAGGATCAATTGGAAAAGGATAGTGATTTGGTCAAAAAAATCAACCAATTCATGAAAGCTAAAGATGATGAAAAATTACATAAATCGTTTGGTATATATTCCAACAAATATGACCAGAACTATGTCTATTGTAAGGCTGCAGCATCTTTCATTCAAGAAGAGAGCATTGATTTTTAATTGATCAAAGACCGCAGGGAGGCACGGGTTTATAGGTGCCTTATTAACTTAAGGAGAACACAACATGGCAACTGTTGGAACGGGACATAATGTGAAGGTCCATTATAAAGGCACATTGGCAGATGGGACTGAGTTTGATAATTCGCGAAGTCACGGTGGCACACTTGATTTTCAAGTGGGCTCGGGACAACTAATTAAGGGTTTTGATCAAGCAGTCAGAGGAATGGGCGTGGGTGAGGTCAAGACCGTGACTCTTAAGCCTTCTGATGCTTATGGAGTTACGGATCCTTCGGCGATCGTTGAGGTACCTAAGAGCGTTTTTGCTCCCGACACAAATTTTGTCGTTGGCAACACCGTACAGGGCACTTCTCCCACGGGACAGCCTGTTACAGCAAAAATTTCCTCTCTTAACGAGGAAACTGTAATTCTGGATCATAATCATCCCCTGGCAGGGCAGGAATTAACTTTCGAAATTGAACTTATCGAAACAGATTCTGATTAATGTTTTTAAACCGCAGGGAGGCACGGGTTTATAGGTGCCTCAAACTTCAAACAATAACGAGGATAAAGATTAAAATGAAGTATTTTATTACGACAATTCTGTCGGCACTCTTTCTGATTGGTGGGTCTGCATGCACCGACGACGAAACTACTACAGCACCTACAACTGCTGTAGGAGATGCAGTCAAGGTCGATCATGACACGTCAACCAGTGATTCTGAAGATTCGCCCGAGCAAGACGAGGTTGTTGATACCAGTACTGATACTGTTAACGCAGTGGACGCTGGTGTCGAAGATTCAGACTCGTCTGAGTAATTGTTTTAACCGCAGGGGGGCACGGGTTTATAGGTGCCCCAAACTTCAACTTTTCTAAAAAATATTAATTTTTTTAGTTGACTAATCGTAAAAAGTTGCTATATTATAATCATGCTGATTTATGATAGGTTAACCTACGAAGAATATAGAGATTCTTTGTTGTTTCACCTAGACAAGTTGGCTTTATTCAATCAGAGATTTGGGAGATTTGCTAAATCTACTCTAAAAAAAATTAAGGAGAATTTATAATGTCTATTGATATGGAAAAGATGCGCTCAAAGCTTGAGGCAGTGAATAGTAGAGGTCGAGATTCCAAGAGGGATCTATTTTGGCGACCTCAAGATGGAGAGCAAACAATTCGTTTGGTCCCAACAGCAGATGGTGACCCCTTTAAGGAGTTCTGGTTCCACTATAACGTGGGAGATAATCCGGGCTTCTTGAGCCCAAAGAGGAACTTTGGGGAGGATGATCCATTGGATAGTTTTGTTCGCCAACTTTTCAATGATGGCTCAGAAGACAGCGTAAAGATGGCCAAGCAACTTATGGCCCGTCAGCGCTTTTTCTCACCCGTCATTGTTCGCGGCGAGGAAGACAAGGGAGTCCGAATTTGGGGCTATGGTAAGATGGCTTATACGGAGCTTTTGAACTTGGTGCTAAATCCGGATTACGGTGATATCACCGATGTTAATGAGGGGACCGATTTGGTTCTCACATACGGCAAGCCAGCAGGCGCGTCTTTCCCTCAAACCAGCATCACGCCACGTCGTAAGTCTTCTTCTCTCCTCGGTACAGAGGAAGAGATTAACACTGCGCTGGAGTCGGTGCCGGAGTTTAACGATCTGTTTGATCGTAAGACGCCAGGGGATGTACAGACGATGCTTGATGAATTCCTCTTGTCGGAAGATGACGCTGAGTCCTCCTCGAAGGAGACTCAAAAGTTCAACTCTTCCAAGGCAGAGGATCAAGTCAGTAAGGCGTTTGCTGAACTTGCTTCTTAATAAGTTGGGCGTGCCTCCGGGCACGCCTCGCTTTTTTTTATAGGGATATAATATGGCTAAAAGCAATAAAAAACTAGGTAAATTAAATTTATCAGAAATGAAGAATTTGATTAATAAGAAAGCAGGTTTAAACATAGCTCATGATTTAACCGGAGAAAATCCGACCGAAGTTAAACAATGGATCCCTACAGGTTCGCGTTGGCTAGACAGCATAATTTGTAGAGGAAAGCTCTCCGGTGTTCCTGTTGGTAAAATTACAGAACTGGCTGGTCTAGAGAGTGCCGGCAAGTCTTATATGGCCGCGCAAGTTGCTGCTAATGCTCAGAAGATGGGTATTGACGTTATTTACTTTGATTCTGAATCAGCTATTGACCCAGCCTTTTTAGAACAAGCTGGTTGCGATTTAAATCGACTATTATATGTACAGGCCCAAAGTGTAGAGTTTGTTCTTGAAACCATTGAAGAGCTTCTGGGCTCGAATGAGAGCCAAATGCTTTTCATTTGGGATAGCCTCGCGCTGACCCCTGCTATATCAGATTTAGATGGCGACTTTAATCCGCAGTCGTCAATGGCTGTAAAAGCTCGTATTTTGGCGAAAGGAATGTCAAAGTTGACAGTGCCGATCGCGAATAGCCAATCTACTTTTCTAGTACTAAATCAATTAAAAACAAACATAACCAGATCGCCGTCAGAAGCTATGACGACGCCATATGTGACACCGGGTGGCAAAGCCATGCATTATGCCTATTCCTTGAGAATTTGGCTGACCGGCAGAAAAGCAAAGGCTTCTTTTATAACTGACGAACATGGATACAGAATTGGATCAGAAGTTAAGTGTACTTTAAAGAAAAGTCGATTTGGCACACAAGGCAGGCAATGTTCTTTCAAAATCTTATGGGGTGACCAAGTAGGTGTCCAAGATGAAGAAAGCTGGTTTGAAGCAATAAAAAGCTCTAGCCAGATTAAACAATCCGGAGCTTGGTTTGAACTTATGTATGAAGACGGAACCAGCCAGAAGTTTCAATCTGCGAAATGGTCTGAAAAGCTAGAAGATGAAAAATTCAAGTCTAGAATCTTGCAGCTTATGGACGAAGAAATAATTATGAGATTTGAGAACAAAGTCGGCGACGCGGAGACTTTTTACAATATTGAGTAGAGTCAACTAACTTATTGTTTTTCGTTCCTATATTGTCTACTATTTATATAAAAGGAGGAGATTATGAACTTAGAACAAGAGACACTCTCAAATATAGAAGAAGCGGCTTCTGATAACATATATGAAGCGTATGTGGTGCTGGAGTCCGACCGCGGCAAGAACTTAACTCATATTTTGAACCAGTTAAGGGCTGTTTGCGGCATAACAGTCGTCGGCGTGGAAGAGCCCGCAAGGCCAACTTCGTCGACAAGAGAAAAAACTTTATTAAAGCTTAAATTTTTCCGATCCGTTCCTAATTTAAGAAGGCATCTACAGAAAATGTCTGTAGATGCCAGAAAGGTTGATGGAGTCTACACTTTCTTTATTAGACAGGTCCGGAAACTAAAAGCATCATTTAAAGGTGATTAAGTGAAAAAGAAAAGAGTTCTGATAATTGATCAATTAAATCTATTTTTCAGATCATATATTGTCAACCCAACTCTTTCTTCAAATGGATATCCAATTGGAGGATTAGTTGGCGTAATTAAGTCGTTACAAAAGATTTGTCGAGAAACAAAACCAGACAGGATAGTTATTTGCTGGGATGGGGAAGGCGGCTCTGCGAAAAGAAAGCTCCTTAAGAAGGATTATAAAGCTGGAAGAAAGCCGATCAGGCTGAACAGAGAAATACGCAACCTATCCGAAACAGCGGAGAAGACGAATAAACGCTGGCAACTTGAAAGAACGGTCGAGTATCTGAATGAGATGCCTGTCTTGCAATTTATGTTCAGCGGTATAGAGGCCGATGACGTTATTGCATATATATGCAAAAGCAAGCATCTTGAAGGATGGGAAAAGATCATTGTTTCTAGCGATAAAGACTTTTTTCAACTAGTCGATGACGAAACGATATTGTATCGACCAATTCAAAAAAAGATAGTTACAAAAAAAACATTGATTGAAGAATTCAATATACACCCAAATAATTTTGCTATGGCCAGAGCAATGGTGGGAGACAAGTCCGACAACCTAGAAGGTGTCGGAGGAATGGGTCTAAAAACTGTTGCAAAAAGATATCCTTTCTTTTCAGAGGAGCATAGTGTAACGTTAGATGAGTTACAAAAATATTCTCAAGAGATGCTATCTGAGAAGAAAATAAAAGCATATGAAAATGTTGTTGATAAAGACGACATTTTAGAAAGAAATTATCACATGATGCAACTATATACTCCGAGCATGAGCATAAAGTCTAAAAAACAAATTCATGAAACATTGATAAATCCGGACTTGTCTTTCAATAAGACAGAATTAGTTAGGATGATGACGGTCGACGGATTTGGCGATTTAGACTGGTTAGAGTTGCAGGCTTCTTTTAGAAGAATTGCTCTTGACAATTAACTTTTTATCCCTATTTTATAGGTAAAGGTGAAAAAAATGAATTCTGAAGCTAGCTTTTCCAGATACGGGAAAGCTTTTCAAGAGACCCTTGCGCAATTAATCTTAGAAGACCGCCCATACGCGGACCAGATGCAGGAAGTCTTAAATATAAACTACTTTGAATTGAAATACCTGCAAATATTTATTAACAGGATTTTTTCTTATAAGGACAAATATAAGTCGCACCCAACAAAAGAGATAGTCTCTAGTTTGTTGAGAACCAGTATGGACGACGAATCAGAGGCAATACAAAAACAAGTTCGTGATTATTTTGCTAGGTTATGCATCAAACAGATCAACGGAGCAGATTATGTAAAAGAAACCTCGCTAGACTTCTGTAAAAAGCAGAAATTAAAAGAGGCAATGATTAAATCTGCGGAGTTGTTGCAGACCTCCTCTTTTGATGAAATCAAGACTGTGATTGATGATGCTCTAAAGCTGGGGATTGACAATAACTTTGGCCATGACTTCAAGAAAGATTTCGAGGCTCGCTATCTCTTAAAGGCAAGGAATCCTGTTTCTACTGGATGGAAGCTTATTGATGAGATAACAAAAAATGGCCTAGGCAAGGGAGAATTGGGTGTTGTTATTGCTCCCACAGGCGCCGGAAAGTCGATGGTATTGGCTCATCTGGGCACGGCTGCCCTTAAGGCTGGTCTAAATGTGATGCACTATACTTTGGAACTATCTGAAGAGCGAGTTGGACAAAGATACGATAGTTGCGTGTCGGGTATTTCACTTTCAGATCTTCATCTTTTAAAAGAAAAGGTTTATGAAAGCTGTCTGGAAGTTGAGGGAGAACTTATAATTAAAGAATACCCAACGAAGACCGCTTCAGTAAATACTTTGCGCGCCCACTTAGAAAAAGTAAAAAAAAATGATCAGAAAATTGATATGATATTAGTAGATTACGCTGATTTGCTTAGAGGCTCGCGACTTTTTAAGGAAAAAAGAGAAGAGTTAGAGTCTATTTACGAAGGGTTGAGAGCTTTAGCTCAAGAATATGAGTGTCCGGTGTGGACAGCCTCTCAAACAAATAGATCAGGCTTAAATGCCGAGGTAATTACTATGGAAGCAATTTCTGAAGCATTTAACAAATGTTTTGTAGCTGATTTTATTTTTTCAATTTCTAGAACTGCGAGAGACAAGACCACGAATTCTGGCCGCATGTTCCTCGCGAAGAACCGCAATGGACCTGATGGCATTGTGTTTCCTATCTTTATGGATACGTCGACAGTCAAAATAGAGGTCCTAGAAGAGAAGGAAACTGTTCAAGAAATTAATTTAAATGCTGCAAAAAGAGAAGTGTCTGATCTTAAAGAGAGATATAAGAAATTTAGAAATAAGAAGGATTAGAACAGTATG